GCAGTTGCGTGACCGTCGTATGGTCGCGCCGCAAGATGGCGCCTGCGCGCGAGCGCGACATGCGCCGCTCATTGCAGAGATAGGAGGCGATCTCTCTGCGCACCGGCATCAAGTCGCGAGGCGTGCGCATGTATCCCAGAACTCGACTTAAGGTGACGCCATGCTCGGCACAGATGGCGTTGATCCGCTCCATGGTGCGCTCGTGTGGGGTCATCACTCATCCTCCATCGTAAGCGAAGGTTTTGCCTGAGCCGGCTGCGGTCTTGGGGTGGCAATGCGGCTCGCCGAGAATGGGGCAGAGCTTGTCGGGCTGTGCATTGTCGGGCGCGTGGACGATGATCGGGATGCCCGAGATGGCCACACCCGAGCCGGAAGGGATGAGCCCACCCTCCTCATGGCTGTCCGGATCGCCTTGCACAGCCCACAGCCGCCCATCAACGTAGGTGCTCCCTTGGTTCTGAACGACGGTCGATGCGCCGCATAGTCTTGCGTCTCCGTTGCGGTGAGCGGGCGGCATCAGTTGTGGTCGATCCTCGGCGCCTTGTCCTTGATCTGCGCCGTTGCTTCGTTGGTGATGATCTTGGCGGTGAAATACCAAGCGTCAGCCGCCACGTCGTAGTATCCGACCACCTTGTCGCCTGCCCGGAATTCGATGCGCCCCTTGGTGCAGCGCACCTCGGTGTTCACCGTCTCGCCCTCGTGCTTGTAGTCCTGCGGATTTGGCGGCGGCGGCGGCGATGCGAGCGCTTGCGCGCCAGCGCCATTGCCTGACGCCTGCTGCGGCTTGTCGCTCGGGCGTTGCTGGCGCGGCTTCTCGACATGGCGCAGCGACACCATGCGCTCTTGGCTCTTGCCGTCGCCGCCAGGACCGTCGCAGGAGAGCATGAAGGTGCCGCCGCGCCGCAAGAGCGTCATCTGGCCGATATCGTCATACTGGCCCGATTCGCCGGGCTTGAGCCCCATCGGCCGATAGCGTCGATCGTCCACGCCGATGCAGACGGGGTGGTTGCGCTGGCCGCCCACGAACACGCAGATGCCCTCCGCAGCAGCGCCCTTGAAGCCTTCGAGCGCGCTATCCGACGCCTTCGACGCATCGCCTTCGCTGCGCGGTAGCGGCGTCGCCGAGAAGCCGAAGCTCTGGACATGCTCGACCGCCGAGCGACCGTCCGAATTCATCAGGTCCATCGCCAGCTCTTGCATCATCGGATCGGGATTGCCGGCATTCAGGGTGAAGCGCCCGATCATGTGCATGGCGCGGCCTGCGGTCTCGGTAAGGCTGTTGCGGTTCATGATGCTTTCTTGTCTCCACTGCCCGCCTGCGCGTCGCGCAGCGCGGCGTCCTGCTTCGCCTTCGCCAGCGCCGCCTCGTCCGCGCCGACGCGCATATTCCACATGCCATGCAGGTGATACGGATCGACCATCGAGAGCGTCGTGGTCGTGCCGCTCGCCGTCTGCTCGTAGACACACGACTTGCAGCCGAGCACCTTGCCATCCAGCAGCAGCATCTGAGACGTCACGGTGTAGTATTCGCCCGCGCGCCAAAGCTGCGGGCTTTGTCCGTAGTCCTTGAACCAGCCTTGCACCGTGATGTCGGCCTCCAGATAGGCGCCTTCCTTGAACAGCCGCTCCATGTCGGCGCGGCGCTTGATGCCGTGGTCACTGTCGGCGATATCGGCGGGCACGATCCAATAGGTGTTGCGCTTCGACGTGCCGGGGAGCACCGCATACTGCTTGTTTTGCGGATCGCCACTGCCCGAATCCGAGCCCGTGCTCTGGCCGATCGTGATGTATTTCGCAGCCAGATAGTCGTCCTTGAAGATGCAGTTGGCGCGCAGGATATTGCCGCCTTCGGTCAGCTCCGACACCGGCACCGCCTCGTGCTCGCCCATCGCGATCACCGCGCCGTTCGGATCCGAGCCGATCACGATCGAGCGCATTCGCGCATAGCGCTCCAGCGTCTGCATGATCGTCTCGCCCGGCTGCACCTGGATGTTCTTGAACGGCGTGTCATCGACCGCGCCGACCTTCACCAGCGGGATGTTGAGATGCCCGAACAGAGCCTCGGCCAGTTGCGACCACGACTTGCCGTCGTGGTTGCCCCACTTCTCGGGCGGCGGCATCGAATTGGTGAGATCGAACGTCTTGCCGACGCCGATCAGCTTCACGCCATGCTGGCCTTGATCGAAGCCGACATGGCGCTCGGTGATCGTGCCCGTCATCGCCAACACGCCGCCCAGGAACACCTGTACCTGATCGCCAGGAATGAACTGCATGGCGCTGAAGCTCGGAGCCGGCGACTCCTCGGTGACCTCGAACGAGAAGCGCGGAAATGCCTCCGTCACCGCCGCCTCGACCCTGACCCCGGTCCAGTTGGCGAAATAGTTGCCCCGCACCGCCAGGATCGCCACCTCCTTCGGATTAAAGATGCCGTCAGGCAGCGTCTGCGTCAGCTGCGGCTGAGACGGCTGCGCCACAGGCGCGGTGGGTGCGAGAACCACCATCAGAGCGCCAGCATCTTTCCGCTAAGCGGCATGAAAGCCGGGTGCACGACGCCGTTCTCAGCGATCAGCTCGTCACTGCGCGAAGGATCGCCATAGGCACGCTGCGCCATGCGCAGGGACGGCACCGGAATCGAAGCCGTGTAAGTCACCACCCTCGGCAGCTTGCGCCCTGCATCAGCAAGGTAGGCGGTCGTGGCGCCATGCAGGTTGATCAGGCCCATGTAGGTGCCTGCGTCGAGATCGTCCGACGCCACCTCCTCGGCCTGCGTGAAGGCCAGCCCGATGGCGTTGGCGATGTCCTCGACCTCGTTGCGCGAGCGAAACGACATCGTGCCGATGATGCGCGCGTCCTGGCACAGCGCCAGCCTGATGATGGCGTTCACCGTGTCGATCGCCGGCTGGCCGAGCGGTGTCTCCGCGAGCGCTGCCTTCCTGACGCGATCCATCGTCGCGAGCGTCGCGCCGCAATTGCGCGCCAGATCGACACAGATGCCGAAAGCGAGCTGAAACGTGCCGAGATCGACCATGTTGCTGTCGTTCAGCATCATCTGAACGCAATGGCGCAGCGAGGAGCCGATCTTGGTGGTGAGATCGACCGCAGCCGACATCACCACCGGCCCGATGCGCTGGACGATCGCCAGCACCTCTGCGCTTTCGTCGCTGGTCATGGCCGCAGCACCGGAGACGGCACAGCGCCAGACGCGAAGTAGGCGTCATAGTAGGGCGAGGCTTGCGAGAACGAGGCGAGCTGCTTGGTCGGCGACGTGGCGCTGGCCGCTGTCAGCGACACCTGCTCGAGGGACGTCGCCGCCTGCATGATCTGCGCCGCCGACAGCACGTTGGCGCGGAAGTTCGGATCACCGTACTCGATGAAGTCCATCTCCACGACGCACATGCCTCCGCGCTCGCGCGATTCGGTGACGGAGTACTGCTGCACCATCACCCAGATGTCTTGCTTGAGATACGGCAAGGGCAGGCGCAGCAGCCCCGGCCCGTCGGCTTCGAGCGCGGTGATGAGATCGTTCTTCAGATCCAGATAATTCGAGCCGACCTGATCGCCATCCTTCCACACCAGATAGCCTTGCACGGTCAGCCGCGTGGCCTTGTGGCCCATGTCCTCCGCATAAGGCACGTTGCGCTTCGGATACTCGTGCAACGCGACGCGCCGACCGCCGACTCGCGCATCCGTGTCCACGAAGAACAGCGCGGTGCGAAATTGCGCCTGCTGAAGCGAATTGCGCCATTTGCCCGCGCCGGGAAAGTCAGCGAGGCTGCTCACTGTGGCCCTCCCCACGGCCTGTCAGTCGGCTGCATCTGCCTGAAGCTCTGAACCCGCGTCGCCTGGAACAGATCGCCGCTCGACTTCGCCTGCGCCTTGGCTGCGGTGCCGTTCGAGACGATCGAGACATCCACCTTGCCTTCAGCCTTCGTGCCGCCGCCGATCTGCTTGTCCATGCGATCCGTGCCGTATTGCTCGCCCGGCAGCTCCCCCATGTTCGACATCCACGCCTGACGAAAGCGGCCGCGCTCGCCGCCGACGTCGAAGTGCATGAGATCGCGCGTCTGGTCCTTGCCCGTGACGCCGAAGGCGCCGCCCCAGGCGAATTGCCCCTTCAGATCGGGATGGGTGGCCAGCATCTCGCCGTAAGCGCCGCGCGCCAGCCGGGTATACATGCCGCTCGGATCGTCGCCGCGATTCGAGATCGGCTTGCCGTCAGGCCCGATGATCTGGACGTCCATCGCCGACGAGCCTTCGCGACGATGCTGCGAGCCAGAAGAGCCGTGCGTCGGGCTATAGCCGCTAGTGATCTGGACCTTGTAGCCGGGCGGCAGGTGCTTCGCGCCTGCGCTCACCAGCTCTCTGACGCGCGGATCGATGCCCGCCACCTGCGCCTGACGCCCTCCCGTGCCGCCCGAAGCGCCGCCACCCGTATAGCCCTCGACGCCGGGCACGCCGGCCCGATAGCGAGCCGAGCGCGCCTCCAACAGATCGCGTCGCGGCTTCTCGTACTGGCGCAGGAAGGTATCCGCCTGCTCGCCCGCAGGGGCGTGGGTCTGCATCTTGGCCCACACCTCGGGATAGTTCTTTTTCAGGTTCTCGACCTGATATTCAGCCTGCACCTTGGGGTCGCGCCAATCGAGGCCGCGCGACTGCGCATAGGCCAGAAAACGCTGCTTCTCGGATCCCGCCTTGGTGCCAGAGAATTGCCACAGCCCGACGCCCGTGCCGCCCTTCTCCGTCGCGCCGCCCTTGAAGGCGCTCTCGTCCTTGATGTTCGCCATCATCCCGGCGATGCCCTCTTCGGACGCGCCAGCCTTGCGAAACACGTCCGCGACGGCACCCGCCGCTTGCTGCTGGCTCTGGCCCATCTTGCCGGCCGAGCCGCCATAGCCAGCCCCGCCACCCCCGCCACCGCCTCCACTACCGCCAGAACCGCCCCCGCCGCTGCCTACGCCGGCTCCCCCACCGCCACCGCCACTACCACCGCCGCCACCGCCGATGCCCGCCCCTGCGCCTCCCTGGCCCCCTCCTGCGCGCTGCTGGAAGTCCTGCAAGGCTTGATAGACGCCAGACCTCACCCCTTCCTCGAACTCGCTCGACGCGAAGGCTTGCGTCTGCTGCTGCTTGAGCTGGCTGGTGAAGCCGATGCCGGAGAACGGCGATCCCGCCGCCGGCACGATCGACTCGCCTTCGTGGACCATCGCCAGCCCGGTCGCCGTGATGCGGTCGGTGCCCGTCTGAAACGGCTTGGCCTTCTTGCCGCCCCACAGGCGGCTCCAAGCGCTCTCGTCGGGCGCCAGCGGCTCCTCAGCCGGCGCAGCGGGTCGCTCGGGCGGCTTGCCTCCCGTCAGCCAGCGCCACCCGGCTGTGATCGCGCTCTCGCCGCCGCCGAATTCCTTGCCGAAGTCCTCGCGCAGCCCCTTGCTGCGCTCGCTCTCCTGGCGCGTGCGCAGCTCTTCCAAGATGGCGGTCGCGCTCTTGATGGCCTCGATCATCGGTATCTGGACCGGAGCCATCACCACCTTGGTGAAGTTGTCCCACTCCGTGCCGAGATCCACGATCGCCTTGTTCAGCTCTTCCGCTTTCTGCAAGGCAGCGTTGGGCGTGTCAGCGACCTTCTTCTGGGCGTCGATCCAGGCTTGCGCCGTGATTCGCGCCGCCTCCTCATTGCCGAACAGCGCCTGCGCATAGCGAAGCCGCGCCTCGACGGGCAGCGACGCCATCACCTCAAGAGCCCGCTTCACCGCCTCCTCATGCGTGCGCGCCTGACCGATCAGCTCGGCCTCCTGGCGCAGCCCGTGCGCCACCATCCACTCGTAGGTCGAGCCGATGTGGCGCTTCATCTCCTCCTGATTGCGCACGAAGCCGGCGAGCGCCGCATCCGCAGCCTCTTTCGGGATCAGCGCCTTTGCGGCCGCAGCCTCCCAGCCACGAATGGCCTTCTCGCTCAGGCCCAGCTCCTCTGAGGCGAATTTGAGCTTGAGAATCGTCTGCGACAGATCGACCGCAGAGCGCGCCAGCTGGTTGAGCCCGAAGCCTGCCGCCGCGCCTCCCGTGCCGATTGCCAGAAGCTGCGGGATAAAGTTGCGCGCCACCGGGATCAGCCCGGAGATCGACTTCTCGATGCCGCTGAAGCCTCCCTGCACCTCCTTGAAGCGCGGCTTCAGCTTCTCGGGCAGGCCGGCGATCTCGCGCTGGAATCGGGCCAGCGGCTCGACCGTCTGCGAGACGTCGAGCTGGGCTCTCAGGCGAAGGACTTCATCAACCACGCTTGTTCTCGCCTATCGCCAGCAGGTGCTCCGTCCAGATGATGTGCTCCTGCACCTCATCGAGCGGCATCGTTAGAAACTCGGCCGGGTTCCGAGCGTAGGTCTTGGCGAGGCGATAGCAGTTCAGGATGGCATCGACTGGCTTCCCGGCACGAAAAAAAACATCAGCCGGTGAGCCGCAGTCGAGAAGTCCTTGGCCGACATCGCCTTGATGGTCGACGGAGGCACAGCCGCCAGCCGCGACATCATCTTCGCCATCGTCGCTGGCGCCACCGACGCAATGCCGGTGTTCCAGTCGATGTTGATGGGAAACTCATCGCCCATCGACATCAGATCGTCAGCAGTCGGCTTGCGAAACACCAACTGCTTCACCTCTTCGCCGTGCGCTTGCACCGGCTCATCGAGATCGATGGAGATGCCGGGGTCCTTCGCGACGGCTGTGCCGTTCACCTTGGTGACGTCGTTCATGCGTCACCTACGTGATTTCGTCGCACGCCAGCCCTTCGAAGCGCACGCGAAATTGTCCGTCATGCGTGTTGACGTCGATCGGGCCTTTGCACCACGCGTTGCGCAGCACGTAGGTCTTGCCGTTGATCAGCTCGGCCGTGACGGTGGCGTCCGTCACCTGCTCGATGAACTCCGTTGACACCTCAGGCAAGGTCGAGATGTCGCCTTCGATGTATTGCACGCGCGGCAGCTCCTGATAGCCGTGCACGTAGTCTTGACCGGCGATGCCGGTGCGCTCGAACGGCGTCGCGCTCACGGTCAGGTTGCCGCGCAACGGATACATATTGCCGTCGACCTTCAGGAAGGCAGTGCCTGCGAATGCTCCTTGCGGCATAGCGTCTTCTCCATCGGAACGAAAAGGGTGTTCCGCTGATCGAGAACGCTGGCGATTTTGTACGCGGGCAGCACGCTTAACACTTCGTTGCGCATCTGATCGCTTAGCGTCTCGACCAGCAACACCGGCCTGTGCTTCGCGATCGTAGCCGTTGCGCCGCGCAGCACCGATGGCTCGTGACGCTCCACGTCCACCTTTATTATCGACACCGTCGGCAAAAAGAGCATGTCCAGCGTGATGCAACTGACAGTCATGCTCTCGCGGTGAAGCTCCTTGTCCTTGTGAAGCGACGCGCCCGTGGTCAGCGCCACCTTCGGATTGTGCCACAGCGTGGCTTCGCCCTCCTTATCCGACGCAGCCGCGCAGAACAGCTTGATGTCGACCTTGTTGGCCTTGGCGTTGACCCCGATCCGCCATTGCTGAGCCGGCATCGGCTCGATCGCATAAGCGCGAGCGCCGAGCTTCGCGGCCGCGATCGCATACAGGCCGTTGTAGGAGCCGACGTCGATCACCGCCGTG